ATGGCGCGAGGTAAGGGCGAATCGTCCGTCTACAAGGACGGGCGTGGCTACTGGACCGTCGCCGTTGAGCTCCCGCCACTCGACGGCAAGCGCCGCCGCAGGGTCATCCGCAACAAGGACAAGGGCGTCGTCCTCGCCAAGCTCGACGAGGCCCGCGCCGAGCTGCGCAAGCGCGGCGACATCCCCACCGCGAACATGACCGTCGAGCAGTGGTTCACCTACTGGTACGAGCAGATCGCGGTCCGTGAAGTCCGGCCGAAGACCGCCGAGCGGTACCGGCAGATCACCTACAAGTGGGTCATCCCGACGATCGGAACCACGCGGCTCTCCGGGCTGTCTGCGACGATCATCCGCCGCGTCAGCGATGCCATGCTCCGAGCCGGCCAATCACCGGACACCGCGAACCTCGCGCACCGGATCATGTCTGCCTCCCTCGAGTGGGCGGTACGTGAAGGGCGGATCAGCATCAACCCGGCGAAGATGATGGCCGCGCCCCGCAAGGGTGTCCCCGACCTCGATGTCCTCGACCTCCAAGAGACCCTCGACGTCTACGCACACGTGCGCGACTCTGGCGGGCCCGAGTTCGCGCTCTGGGCAACGACGCTCCTCACCGGCGCTCGCCGCGGGGAGATCATCGGTCTCGAAGCTGACCGGGTGTCCGATGTCCTCGACATCTCGTGGCAGCTGCAGCGCTTCACATGGCAGCACGGGTGCGGTGGGGAGTGCCTCAACCTCCGCGGTGCGGAGTGCCCTGCCCGGCACATCGAAGCGCCCGCGGACTACGAGTACCGGCACGTCAAGGGCGGACTGTTCCTGACGCGGCCGAAGTCGAAGAACGGTTGGCGGATCATTCCGCTCGTCGATCCGCTCGCGTCCATCCTCGAGCACCACATGGCCGCGTACCCACCGGGCGACAACGGGCTCGTCTTCACCGATCGCGGCCGGCCCATCGACCCGAACGACCACTCGCGCGACTGGCGCACCCTGCTGAAGCAGACCGGCATCGACCGGAACGTCCGCCTCCACGATCTCCGCCACGGCGCGATCGATCTCCTCACCCTCGCCGGCGTGGACGACGACCTGATTGTCCAGATCGCCGGCCACGCATCCCGGCTGCAGACGAACGCTTACCGCCGCCGGCACGACATCGCGCGCATGCGGCTCGGGATGACGAAGTTCTCCGAGCTCTTCAACCCGCGAGGCGATGCGTCAGAAGGAACACTCGAGCTAGGCGCGTAGAGACGTCGAGCTCGCGCGCCAACCGCGCGCAGTCAGGCGTCCACTTCATCAACTCCACACACTGGTCCAGGTCGATCAAGTTCTCCGCAGCGAGACGGTCGGCCTGGACTTCGTGCTTCGGTCGATCGTCATGGTGACCGAGCAGTGCGTGAGCGACCTCGTGTGCGAGGGCTGACCGGTCGTGAACTCTCCGAAGTCCATCGCGAATCACGATGAGGTTGTGCTGCGGGTACCACCGGCCGTTCTCGGTCCGGATTGGACGATGGATCACTGTGATCCCGAGCTCCGCAGCGTGCTCGTATGGGTCGTACATGTCCCCCCAGGTCGGTGGTCAGTCAAACTGCTCGTCCGTGTCCGCTTCCTTGTCGCGGTTCGCCGCGTACCGCTCCTTGTCGAGGTCCTCCAGGGTGAAGTCCTCGACGGGTCGAAGTGGAGTCCCATTGTTGCTCTGCACCTCTGACACCAGCACATCCAGCCCTCCCATAGATGCGACGGCGCGGTCCACAAGGGTGGACGGGTCGATCGAGAGTGCGCGCGCGATCAGGCCGATCTGCGTGACGTTGATGTCACGTTGGCCGGCGAGCACGCGGTTCAGGGTTGACTCCACCATGCCGGTCGCTAGCGCCAGCTGCTTGATGGTGACCTTCTTGCGCGCGCGCTCCGCGCGGATCTCTGCCGCGAGCGCCTCGTTGATGACTGACTTCTCCACATGGAGCAGCCTACCGGCCATATGGACGAGAAACGTGGCGTATGGGCACATATGTGCTTGACACTCTCCAAGTGGGGAGTAAGCTAGCCACATGGAGAGAGCAACCGTCACCGACACCGTCGCGAAGCGCATCACAGCCGTGATGCAGGAGCGCGGTGTCGACATCAGCACTCTCGCGCACGCCGCCGACATCGGCGAGCCCGTGCTGCGTGAACGACTCCTCGGTGAGTCGGACTTCACGTGGCCCGAGCTCGCCACCGTCGGCGGCGTTTTCCGTATCAACCCCGCTCAACTCATGGCAGGTGCCGCATGACCAACACGGACATGCCGACGCGCCCCGGGACGCTCCTCTACTCCGTCAAGGAGCTGGCGACCGCTACCGGACTCAGCGCACAGGCCATCCGCAACGAGATCAAGGCGCACCGGCTCGTGGCAATCAGCTACGGGACGAAGTACCTGATCGAACCGACCGAAGCAGATGCGTGGATCGCACGCCTCCGCTCTGAAAGAGCCGCGTAACCACCGGTTCCACATCTTCCGATCCGCGCGCCTCACGGAGGGCGCTGATTGGTGCGCCTCGAAACGGCTCCGCGGAGCACGCCGTCGCCGCGCTCGCAACATCAGAACTACACAGAGGGCTCACCCAGCCACGGAGCGATCGCGTCCCCAGCACAGACGTGTGGAGCGGTACGTGGCCAGGGCAGTCGAAGAAGCGATGCACGTCTCGTCCGGCCTTGGAACACAGGCACCCCGCGCAACAGGGAGACGACGACGTGACCGCCGTCAGGCCGCGAGATCCGCGGTGCGCCGGCAGGTCTGACAGGTCCGGCGACGCGCAGCCGGAGCGACCGGGGTTCGACGTCCTCGGCAGACCACGACAGCGACGGAGCTGACCCGAACCTCCGCCGTCGCTGCACCCTCACCAGCCCTCCACACACGGAAGGAGCTCGGCCATGCCCGCAGCCCGCACACACGACGTCGAGACCAGCCACCTCGCCGCCAGAACCGCGCACAACCCCACCGAGGTGCAGCAGCGCATCCTGCAGCTCCTCCCCGCCCGGACGTCGTTCTTCGACCGTTCGGCCGGCCTGACCGACGAGCAGCTCATCGACGAGTACAAGCGGTACGCCGCCGAGCACGGACTGACGGTCCCCTCCGACCAGTCGATCCGATCCCGCCGCGCCGAGCTCGTCGTCGCCGGCAAGGTCGTCTGGACCAAGGAGTACGGGAAGACCAGCAGCGGCGGCAAGAGCCGCACCTGGAAGGCCGTCCGATGAACGACCTCTGCACCCGCATCGCCTGGGCCGCCTACTTCACCCTCGTCACCGGCGCACTCGTCGTCTGCGCCGTGCTCGTCATCGCAGGCGGTGGTGACCTGTGATCGGCCCGAAGGCCAAGGAGAGCCTGCTGGCCCTCGCGTTCTTCGCCGCGGTCCTCGCCGCTCTGTTCCTCCCGTCCGCGCTGTGAGCGACGACGACAAGGCCGCCGGCGACCTGGCCCCGCGGTCCTGGCGGAACTACCACCGGTCGCGGCGCGCGAGCGAGATGCGCCGCGACCTCGAGGCGGTCGACGAGAGCCTGGTCGTCACCGACTGGTGGAAGACCGACGACCAGGACGACGCGTCGTGAGCCGCAAGCGCGGCCGGGAACGACGCCGGATCCTCGCCCATCTCGAGCAGACCCGCCCGTCGTTCGTCGAGGAGACCACCCCCGCCCGCCTGCTGCAGACCACCGACGTCGACCTCGTCATCGCGTTCCGCACCGCCGGCCACCGGCTCTCCCGGGAGCCGCAGCACCGCACGATCGGGCGGCTCGTCGGCGTCCGCCCACCCGACCCCACCTCGCCGAACCGCATGCAGCTCGTCGTCCGTCAGGGCGTCGACCAGGCGTCGTTCACCGTGAACATCGGCGAGCCCATCACTGTCCGGAGACCCGCATGACGAAGAGACACGGCAGCGCCGCGGTCGGCTTCGGGATCGAGCTCTACAAGCAGATCCGAGCCGAGTTCGAGGAGTACCGCCTGGCGGCCTACGAAGCCGCATCCGAGGCGTGCCGCGGTCGGCTTCTCAACGACCGAGGTCGCCGCGCCGGTATCGACGCCTGGGACCTGTTCATCGGCAACGAGGCGCGCGCCCGGGCGTACGCGTCGGAGGAGCTGATCGAGCACTGGGCCACCCACCCCCGAGTGACCGTCGCCGCGTACGAGCGCCAGGTCCTCGACCGACACCTCTACGAATCTGGAGCAGCCGCATGATCGCCCTCGACCTCTTCGCCGGAACCGGCTGGGGCGTCGCCTGCCAGCGCCTCGGGATCGAGGAGCACGGCGTCGAGCTGATGCCCGAGGCTGTGGCCTCACGCACCGCCGCTGGCATGCACACCGCGTACCGCGACGTCTGGGACGGCCTGGCCGACCCCGCCGTCATCCCCGACCACGATCTCCTCATCGCGTCGCCGCCGTGCCAGACGTTCAGCGTCGCTGGGAAGGGAGCAGGTCGGAAGGCGCTCGACGACGTCCTCGCACTGATCCGCACCGGAGCGTGGGCACAGAAGGGCACCGCCCTCCGAGATGCGGCGAGCGCTGCGGGTCTCGATGATCGGACGGCGCTGGTGTTGTCTCCGCTGGCGTACGTGGCGCACTCGGGGCCGGTGCACGTGGTGCTCGAGCAGGTGCCTGCGGTGTTGCCGGTGTGGGAGGCGGTCGCGAGGGAGATGCGGGCGCTGGGGTACTCGGTGGTGACCGGGGTGTTGGGCACTGAGCAGTACGGGGTGCCGCAGACGCGTCGCCGGGCGATCCTGGTTGCTCGGCGTGACGGGCTGCCGGCGCGGATGCCGGAGCCGACGCACTCCCGGTTCTACTCCCGCGACCCGGAGCGTCGGGACCCGGGTGTTCTGCCCTGGGTGAGCATGGCCGACGCGCTCGGGTGGGGGATGACGGGCAGACCGTCACCGACCATCACCGGCGGCGGCACAGAGACCGGCGGAGCTGAGCCGATCGCGAAGCTCGCCCGCTACACCGACCGCGCCGACTGGGTACAGCGGTCGAACTACAGCAACAACGGCCGCGCCGGAGCGACCGCGGAAGAACGTGGCCGCACCGAGCGGGCCCTGCACGAACCATCCGTGACGATCACGAGCAAGGTCCCCCAGTGGGACTCACCCACCTCCCGCGTACGCCTCACCCCATCCGAGGCCGCCGTCCTGCAGTCCTACCCCGCGGACTTCCCGTTCCAGGGCAACCGCGGCAAGCGGTTCCTGCAGATCGGCAACGCCGTCCCACCCCTCCTCGGACAAGCCGTCATCACCGCGGCGCTCGCCGGAGCTGTCCAGACGGCAGAGGAGGTGGCGGCGTGATCTGCACCACCGCACTCCTCGACGGCGGCCCTTCCGACGGCGAGAGAGTCCCCATCGCCGCGGCCACGGAGCTCCACGCCCCGGAGGTCATCGTCACCCACGAGGGGCAGAAGCACCGCTACGTCGCCGCAGTCGGCCCCATCGCCGACCGCTGGCGACAGACCGGCGTCGCCCTCTACAGCTGGAAGGGCGCGTCGTGATCGGCCCGAAGACGGCGAAGCCCACCGCGGCCGAGGAGAAGCAGGCGTACGTGATCGCCGCCGGCCGTGACGACCTCACCTGCCAGCGCTGCCTCGGCTGGTGCGGCGCACCCCAGCAGGACCACCGGCAGAACCGGCAGCCGGGCAACACCGTTCCGTCGAACCTGCAGACCCTCGGGCTCATCTGTCACCTGTGGAAGACCGAGCATCCCGCGGACGCCCTCGCGGACGGCTGGGCAGTCCCACGGTGGGCCGACCCCACTCAGTGGCCCGCGCGCCGCTGGTACCGCAACCTCGACGGCGTCACCGTCCGGAAGGGCTGGGCGCTGTACGGCGACGACGGATCAATCACGGAGATCAGCGACCACGAGGCGCGAAGACGCATGGATGGAGGAGGCACCTGATGGTGTGGCAGAAGATCGACGACCAGTTCGGGGTCTCTCAGAAGGTGATCCGGATCCCGAGGAAGCGACGCCAGCAGTGCGTCGGCCTCTGGACGCTCGCCGGCAACTACGCAGTGCGCGCCCTCACCGACGGACGGCTCGAGGAGCACGAGCTCGACGAGCTCGACGCGAAGGACACCGACATCGACGAACTGGTTCGGGTAGGCCTCTGGCACCGGCCAGGCGACGACTGCACGAGCGGGCCGGAGCAGTGCCGACCAGCGCCGCCCGGCGGGATCTCGATCCACGACTTCCTCGTCTACAACCCCAGCCGAGAGAAGACGGTCGCTGATCGGGAAGCGGAACGCGTCCGGAAAGCGAACCAGAGACAGTCCAAGCGGAGTCCCAGTGGGACACCGCCCGGACGTGATCCGGTGTCCGAACACCCCGTCCCGTCCCAGTCCCGTCCCGTCCCGTCCCCACTGACTGACACGACTAACGATCCCGAGTCAAGTCACGTAGGTGACCGTGCGAGCCCGAGGACTGACTTGTCCGAAGAGGTCATCAGCGAAGCGAAACGGGCCGGGGTCGACGACCTCCCCGCCGTGCTGGGGCTCCTCGAGCCGATCGTCGGCGACCTGAACCCACGCCACGGCATCGAGCTCGCGCAGGTCATCCTCCGCCGGGCCCGCACGCCCGTGCTGCAACCCACCGCGTACATCGCCCGCGCCTGCGAGAAGCGAGACGAGATCCGACGCATCGCCGTCGACGTCCTCGACCTCCCGGGAGTCGCGTAGGCACCAACCACTGACATCCGAGGAACACCATGACCAGAGAATCGAAGGAGCACGTCTGCCCGCCCGACCACAAGCACGGGCAGACCGGCACCTGCTACTCATCCCACCGCTGCCGCTGCGCCGCCTGCCGGTCGGAACACACACGCAGCGCGCGTGCGCTCCGTCGGGCGAAGCTGTATGGCCGGTACCAGCCGCCGCCGATGGTCGACGCAGCCCCCGCCAGGCGGCACGTCAGAGCGCTCAGTGACTTCGGGATCGGCATCGACCGCGTCGCGATGATCGCGAACGTCACCGAGGCCGGCATCCGGAACCTCATGTACGGGCGAACCGGGAAGTCGACCGACACCCGCCGACACCCTCCGAAGAGGGTCGGCGCGGAGCTGTCCCGCCGCATCCTCGCCGTCCGCCCGGAGGTGCGGCACGTCGCGGACCGCGGGTTCATCAGCTCACAGGGCACGCACCGCCGCATCCAAGCGCTCGTGCGGCAGGGCTGGTCGCAGCGGAAGCTCGCGTCCCGCCTCGGCATGAGTCCCGCGCAGTTCAACATGATCCTCCGAGCGGACCACGTCACGGCGGGCATGCACCGCAAGATCGTCGCCCTGTTCGCCGATCTCTGGGACAAGCTCCCCGACCGCACCCGCTCCGTGGACCTCAACTCGTACAACCGCTCGGTGAACTACGCCAAGGCGCACGGTTGGCACCCGCCACTCGCCTGGGACGACATCGACCTCGACGACCGCCCCGCGGAAGCGCTCCGCAACGACAGCGTCGACGACATGGCCGTCGAGCTCGCCGTCGCAGGTGAGGACGTCCGCCTCACCCCCGCCGAACGCCGCCTGGCCGTCACCGAGCTCCACAGCTACGGCCTCACCGACCCCGACATCGCCGAACGCCTCCACTGCTCCGACCGCACCGTCCTCCGCATCCGAGAAGAACTCGACTTGCCCTACAACGACAACCCGTACAGCCCACCCAGCACCGCGGCCGCAGCCGCAGCCTGAACCCGACCCGCCGAAGGAGATCGATGTCGAACGCCAGCAAGAAGCCCACGCCCGCCGTGGGTGACGTCTACGAGGACCGACACAGCAACGAGCGGAACCGCCGGCTCCGCCTGACCAGCGAAGCACCAGCTGACTGGAATGGCCGCCCTCGATTCGTCGCCGAGACCATCAGCAACGACGAGCGCCCGCACCTCATCGGGAAGACCACTGTCGTCGCGGCCCACAGCCTCCGGAGCGGCTTCACCAAGGTCGAGTCCGCACCCGCTGCCGACTGATGCCCGCCACCACCCGGGTGCCCGGACACGAGCTCCGCTCCGAGGGTGCTGCCTATCGCAAGGGCGACCGCCGAGGCCAGCACCTCCGCGTCACCCCCGGCTGGACCACCTCCGGCACCGGCTACGCACTCTGCAGCTGCGGAGCCACCTCCGCAGTCCTCACCAGCGGCACCAAGCGCAAGGCCTGGCACCGCGACCACAAGAACGAAGTCACCGCCGCACCGCAGCAGTGACCACCCACACCCGACGAGCGCCGACCCCACTACTCCGGGGCCGGCGCTCGCCGCATCACGCGGCGCTCGCCGCAGACAGGAGGCCCATCGTGGCCCAGTACCGCAAGAAGCCCGTCGTCATTGATGCCGAGCAGTGGGACGGAACGGTCAACGACGCCGGCCGGATCATCAGCTGGATCCTCGACAACCACCCCGACTCGCAGGTGCCGTCGTTCGCGGAGACGAACGAGACCGAGCACCGGGAGCACGCCGAGCTGCGCATCTCCACCCTCGAGGGCGTCATCACTGCCTCCCCGGGTGACTTCATCATCGTCGGCGTGCAGGGCGAGACCTACCCCTGCAAGCCCGACATCTTCGCCGCGACGTACGAGGCCGTCTCGTGACCGTCGACACCACCGAGCAGCGCACCCGAGCGCGCAACATGGAAGCGATGGGCCTCCCCGGAACCGCCCAAGCACTCACCGACTCCGCCGACGAGATCGACACCCTCCGCAGAGCGCTCGCCGCGGTCCCGCACGCCGAGCTGTGCCGGCTGCTCATGACCCGCGACGGCGAGCCCTGCAGCTGCGAGAAGAGCGCGATCGCCACCTCGCCGGCGTCGCCGCTGCTGTCCGACGAGACCAGCGTCACGTACCTCGGCGTCACCCGCCTCAACGTCTTCGGGCCCGGCGGTCGCGTCGTCGGGCTCCTCGGCGTCACGGGCGTGCACGTGGAGCTCGTCGAGAACGGACGCGCCCTGCAGGTCGTATTCGAGCAGGAAGGAGCCAACCGTGCCTGAGCAGTCCGTGCAGGTGCCGGTGTCGCAGTGCTCCGCCGTGAACGACGGCATGGAAGGCGTCCGCTGCCAGGGTGACCTCGGCCACGCCGAACTGCACTGGGCCGACGTCAGCGGTGAGGGCGACGTCACCGAGTGGGGCGACAACGACGAACTGTGGGAGGAGATCGACAGGCTCCGCGCTCTCCTCTCGCAGCCGACCCCGACCGCCGAGACGGTCGCCTGCCCGCATTGGGAGCCGGGACAGATCACGATGCGGAACGGGTGTACCGCGTGTCGCGCAGATGCCGCACCGCCGTCCATCGCCGCCATGGTGCCGGGGACGACGTTCACGGCAGCCGCAACGTCTGACATCTGGCGCTGGGCGGTACGCACGGACGGTCAGGTGGTGTCCGGCCTCGGTATCGGACCGAAGTCGTCGATCGACCCGTCCACGATCCGCGACGTGACCCCGCCGGCGGTGACCACGTGATCGCCCTGCAGATCGCCCTCGACGCCGTCGGCTGCATCATCGCGGCCGGCGGCGTCCGCTTCGCCCAGGTCTGGTTCGACGACGCCAGTCAGACCGCATGGAGGAACCGATGGCACTGACCCGCGAGGAGTGGCGTGTCCGGCTGCTCGACCAGGGCATCGATGAGGGCACCGCGGACCTGATGTGCCGCGAGTACGCCGACGACGAAGAGGGAGACGACTGATGGACCGCAAGATCACCGCTGACCATGTGCCGGGTTCCGTCGTGCTCAAGGTGCCGGGATCGCAGCACGGGCTCGAACCGCAGGAGGCCGTCGACCTGGCCGACGAACTCAAGGAGCAGGCACAGAACGCGATCCACGCGGAACGCCTCGGACGGAGGACGACGTGACCCGGCTGTCGCAAGAGCTCAACAACCACTACCCCCGGAAGCTCATCTGGTGGATGGAGTGCGACTTCTGCCAGCAGACGCGCAGCCGGCCGGCGTGGGACCAGCGCGACCTGCCGCTCGACGAGTTCCGGGCGGCCGGGTGGGAGTGCGGCAACCAGCGCGACAAGTGCCCCGCATGCCTCGTATCGCTCGGCCCCGGCACCTGATGCTCGACCCGCACCACCCACCGGGGGAGCCCTGCACCCCGGCCTGCAAGGACGAACCAGAGTCCTGCCCATCGAACCAACCGACCCCACCACGGCGAGCCCTCCGGCAGCGGAGAGCTCGCCGTGGTCGTTCCCAGAGGAGGAACACGAGATGACCGATGCCAAGACAGACCTGTTCAAGCCCGGCGACCGGGTGTACTTCACCGGTTGGACTCCACCCACGCCGGACTTCGCGCCGGCGGAGCCCGCCGAGTGGGCCACCGTGACCGACTACCCGACCGGGGATCCCGACCGTGTCAGCGTCGTCTACGACGGCCAGCCCGACGCTGTCTTCCCCGCCGCTGTGCAGTACCTCGTCACCGCCGCAGACGCGCCGGAACCCGACCCGAAGACAGTCGTCGACCTCGATGCCCACGTCAGCGGCCTCGTCCTCGAGGAGCGCGCCCGACAGGATGCTCGTTGGGGTGCGCCGAAACACCTGCCGAACGGAACCGGCTCCCGCTCGTACCCGATCAAGGGCGTCCACGACGACTACTCGATCAGCGAGGACAACCAAGCCGCTGAGATCGCCGACTGGGCGAAGAGCGAGTGCGACCTCGCCACCGCCGCCGGGGACGTGACCTACCGCCACATCCTCGTCGAGGAGCACTTCGAAGCGCTCGCCGAAGACGACCCGGAGAAGCTGTTCGACGAGCTGATCCAGGTCGCCGCGGTCGCGCAGAAGTGGTGCCGCGCCCTGATCGAGCACCAGGGGGTGCAGCGATGAGCGACGCGGCCACGACCACCTTCACGATCCCGACGCACTGGTTCCTGGTGAAGCCGTGCGGCTGCATCGACGGCTCCGCGGTCGGCGGGATCCGGCACCCGACCGCGGAGTCCGCTCACAGGCTGCTCACCCCGCGGAAGCGCGAGCGGGACCGCGAGGTCAAGCAGGGGTGGACCGTCCGGGGAGCGACCCGCGCCGAGCTGGACAACCTCGTCGAGCTCTTCACGACGCCCTGCCCGCACCAGACCGACGAGACCAGCGGCGAGCGCCGCGGGAAGGAACAGCCATGACCGCCGACACCACGCCGACACCGAACGAGCTGCTCACCCGGATCGCGGAGGCTTCCCGGGCGGGAATGGTCGAGGAGCTGCGCAGCATCGTCAACGAGCTGCCTGTCCCGACCCCGCCGCCCTCGACGCTCCGGATCATCGACATCGATCACCTCGACGCCTTCATCCGCGGATGGTTCGACGCTGACCCCGAGTCGCAGGAGATCAGCCGAGAGCTGCGCGAGGACATCGGCAAGCAGTTCGACATGCCCGAACCGATGACCGTCATCGAACAGGCGATCCGTGAGTGGAAGTCACGGGGCGGCATGGTGACCACCGAGTCGCTCCTCGTCGGCATCCGTGCAGCCCTGGAAGGAGCCACCCAGTGACCGGACACACGCCCGTCGTTCTCGAGACGATGCATTCCGACTGCCTCGACGAAGCGTGCGAGCACGCGGACCCGTCTGGTGGCGCGGACCCGTCCGACTGCCCCCTGACGCCCATCGTCTGCTGCGAAGCCTGCAGCGACAACACCGAAGCTGACGACTGGATGCCCGTCACCGAGTGGCCATGCCCCGAAGCCACGCAACGCAGTGACACCCCACAGATCAAGCAGCGACTCCTCGACGAGTACCGAGCCCAGCAGGAGAACCACATGAACACCGCGCAGCACGCAACGACCACCGTGACCCGCCACCAGGTCCGGATGGAGAACACCACCGCCGAGGGCCTCAGCCGACGCGACATCGGCGACTTCCTCCACCAGGCCGACCTCGCGTTCGAGAAGGCGAAAGGTCGCATCGTCATGGCCGACGACGACTACTACGTCCGCGGTGACGAGGAAGGCATCACCGCCTACTTCGAGACCGAAGCACCGAAGACCACAGGTCCCATCGGACCACTCGCAGCATGACCGAGGGAGACCACATGACCCCAACCACCACGAACCCCGAGCGCTCGCCGCATCCTGCCGACGGCGACGAGATCCCGACCTTCGAGCTCCGGGCCAGCTTCGCTGAGCTCATCGCCAAGCTCTCGGACGACGACGGCCTCCTGCAGCGCCTGCAGGAGGCCGTCTTCGGCGGGATGGAATCCACGGGCGGCGGGGCGTCGTTCGGCAGCAAGCCGCCCATCGACCTCGCAGCAGTCGACCTGCTCGAGCTGATCGCCCAGCAGGCCGCCGAAGCCCTCGCCGCCGTCGACCCGACGCCGACTCCGCTCGGGCACGCGCAGGACTACGTCAGGGCGTGGGGCGACCTCGTCCGCGATCACGACGTGGTCCGCGTGCACGCTCCGGCCCTGACCGTCGACAAGGCCGTCTACCGGCAGGGAGTCGAGACCACCGCCTACCGGCACGCCGAGAGATGGGTCGCCGCGATCGAGGCGTTCTTCGCGCCCCCGAAGAACGCGCAGATCCTCGCCCCATGCCCGAAGTGCGGACACGACAAGGTCACGAAGACGACCGACGGCGACGACTACCTCGAGTGGGCGCTGGTCATGCGCCGCGACCGGCAGACGGGGGAGACGATCGACGTCTACTGCCAGGCGTGCACGTTCGAGTGGCCGCGCCGGCTGCTCGTCGGGTTCGCCGACAACATCGGCATCGACGTCGAGGCGGCAGTCGTCAGGGCCATCACTGACACACCTCGGCGATAACCGGCTCTCACCGACACGCCTCGACAATCACCGGAATGCATCGGAATCTGCTAGGATGAACCTTGCTCGTCAGAAGTGTGTCTACTGCCGGGAACGACCTAGAAAGCCCCTCCGCCGTCGCGGGGGGCTTTCGTCGTTTCAGGCGAAGCGTCGCGCCGCGCGGGCCGCCACACGGTCAGCGGTCACGCGCTGCACCCGGTGCGCGACCGGCGCGAACTCTGCCAGGACGTCATCGCGGGCAACGAGCCGGAGCAGCTGCTGCTGGTACCGAACCCACGACACCCCGAACTCGACACGCACCGCCGCTTCCTTGCCCCGGTCGTTCCGCGGTCGCTGCTCCTCGAACACGAGGATCGCGCGCTCGTCATCAGTCATGCCCACATCATCCGCCGCGCCCCCGACAGGCGCGGCCCCAGACGTACCCGCGACCATGCCAAGCGCTGCGCGAGTACCGAGCGAGGCCGGCAAGCGCCGCCCGCAACAACTAAGGCAGCCAGGGATGGCGCACTGACGCGTCGTCGCGTCCAGGCCTGAACGACGACCGGACTAGCCCACCGTCAGCGGGGCTCTAACTCCACAGAGAAGCCCCGGCGCTGCGCTAACAGCCCGGGGCGTGACCGACTCGGGAAGGAGTCGATATCCATCTGAAGGAACGCAGCGTCAGGGACCCGCGCACGGGATGCCTGCGATGAACGGGTTACCGAAATCGCGATGGGTACGGCCGCATCCGAAACGGCAGGCGAGACGAGCAAGCCCACCGCGTGGCCTACACCGCGTCCGTGGGAGAGATACCCGAGGGCTGCGAGATCGACCACACGTGCGGCACTCGCGATTGCGTGGAACCCAGCCACCTCCGTGCGATCTCGCAGGCGGAGAACAAGCAACACGTGACGCGTCTGTACAAGAACAACACGTCCGGCTACCCGGGCGTGACCTTCTACGCGGCTCGCGGCAAGTGGCGAGCGCAGGCGAAGCGCGGCGATCGCTACGCAACGCTCGGAGCTTTCGACGACCCGTGGGATGCGTACCAGGCGTACGTCGCCCACGTGCGGGAGCATTACCCGTACGTCGACGAGCGCCTCTTGACGCTGCCGCGTCACACCTGATCTTCCCCGGCCCGCAGACACGCACCTCATCGTCTTGCTGCGTCGAGCTCGGGGATCCCTTCCCTCGTCGTGACCTGTTCGGGTCAGGGCGCGACGAGGACCTACTCAGGCCGAGACCCCCGAGGGAAGCCGCGCTGGCATGCGGACCCCGGACGAGGACGGCCGGCCACGTCACGAGGAGGACCGCTGTGAAGCTCTCCGAGATCCGTGCCCTGCTGCTGAAGCATGGGCACAAGACCTCCGCCGAAATCGATCGCTTCGACGTGAAGCGTGCCGCCGGCGCACTCATCGGCGTCGACGTCATGTTCACCGATGGCACCGTCGCCTACCTGCCCGTCGAGCCCAGCGCATGAAGCTCGCCGGCGCGACGATCAGAGTGACGCCGGAGATGGTCGCAGCGGCCCAGTGGGACCGTGACCATCTCGTCCGCCGCGGCACCGAGGACTACGACCGGGTCCTCGACATCGTCCGGCACAAGACGTACGTCCTCGACGAGCACGCACGCCGCATCAACGGCCGGTACATCAAGGTCGCGTACATGGCCCTCGCGGAGGACGGCGGTCCGATCATCGACGGCGACACTGTCCGGGTGAAGTGGAAGCGGGTTCGTATCCCGCGCACTCACCCGTGGCGGGGACGCCGTAGCTAGACCGGCGGGGCATCGTGGACCGGAGCCCCGCTACCCGCCTACCCGATACCGGGGTAGGTGCCGGATACCCGGTAGCCCAGCTGACACCGCTCGACCCGGTGAGCGCGCACCGCACCAGGACGAACACCCGCACCTCGCTCGAGCCCGTCGGCTACGACGGCGAGGGCGCACCGCTGTACGCATGGCAGCTCGACGACGAGCAACGCTGACGACAGGAGCGCGACGTGGGTGAGCAGTGGTCAGGCAGCACACGCAAGCAGCGACTCCCGCGCGACTGGGAAGAGCGACGCGCCACCGTGCGCGATCGAGCGGGCGGCCGGTGCCAAGCCACGATGCGCGACGGCACACGCTGCGTCGAGGTCGGCACAGACTGCGACCACATTGTGCACGGCGACAACCACGCACTCTCGAACCTGCAGTGGCTCTGCTCATGGCACCACGAGAAGAAGACCGCACGCGAAGCACTCGAAGCACGACGATTCACACGCGTCCCGTCGTCCCGTAAGCCACGCGAGAAGCACCCAGGGCTCAGGTAGACGCCGGGCCGATGAACGTCGCGCACGCGGGCGCACAGAGGCCCCCGTCCACCCCCTCCCCCCGGGTCCGTCCTGGTCGTAGAGGTGCTGTGACCGAGGCCGTGTACGGGTCTGGGGTTTTCGCCGAGTTTCACCACACCCTGACATTTCAACGCCAGGGCGTCCCACCCGACCCCTGACCGAAACGGAGCAGGCGGCCTCACCCGAAACGGGAGCTCACCATGCCTGGACACGGCCCTGCACCGAAGGACCCGAAGAAGCGAGCACGCCGCAACTCGGACCCGACCGTCGTCCGCATCCTCCCGCGCGCGGTCGTCGCGCAACCTGCCCTCCCGACGATCGCTGTCGAGGAGGACGGCGAGCTCCGCGAGTTCAAGTGGCCGGCCATCACCCGCGAGTGGTGGGACATGTGGGCGACGTCGCCTCTCTCGCTCGACTTCACCGCGACGGACTGGTCGGAGCTCCGCGACACCGCGCTGATCCACGCCCGCTACTGGAACGGCGACATCAAGCTCGCCGCGGAGCTACGGCTGCGGACCGCGAAGTTCGGCGCGACCCCCGAGGACCGCGCGCGTCTGCGCATCACGTTCGCGCAGGCCGAGGAGGCGGAGACGAAGACCACCGCCCGCCGCAGCTCGCGTGACCGCTTCGGCGGCATCGCGCTCCCCCCGGAAGCGACGGCGAACTGATGCCGTGGCGACCGCTCGACGGCGAGGCGTTCCCGACTCTCGGCTTCCACGTCGCCGACCAGATGGCCGAGTTCCTCGACTACGTCGTCACCCGCGAGCAGCTTGAGTTCCTGATCCGCTTCTACGAGATCGACCCGCTCACTTGCCGACGCATCAAGACCCGCGGGATCATCCAGCGACCTCGTGGGTGGGGCAAGTCCCCGAAGCTCGGGGCGCTCGGTATCAGCGAAGCGCTCTTCGAGGTCGTCCCCGACGGCTGGGATGCTGACGGTCAGCCTGTCGCCAGGCCCTGGTCGGACTTCAAGACGATCATCAACGTCCCGGTCACCGCAACGAGCGATGACCAGGTGCAGAACACCTGGGCCCCGATGCTCGAGATGGCGCGGCTCGACTCTCTCGTCAACGAATTCGATGTCGACCCGATGGACACGTTCATCGCGATCCCCGGCGGCAAGATCGAGCCGCGCACCTCGTCCGGCCGGTCCATCAAGGGCCTCCCCGGTCAGGTCGCCGCGATCATGGACCAGACCGAGGAGTGGGTGAAGGGCAACGGCGGACTCCGCCTCGCGCAGAACATCCGCAACAACTCGACGAAGGCCGGCGGCGTCACGATCGAGTCTCCGAACGCATTCACCCCAGGCGAGAACTCAGTCGCGGAAGCGTCCGCCCGCGACTGGGACCTGATCGAGTCCGGCAAGTACCCCGACCTCGCCGCCGCGCGGCAGATCCTCTACGACCACCGCGAAGCGCCAGCGGACACGGACCCGTCAGACCGAGCATCGCTCGAGTACGGCCTGCGGTACGCGTACGGGGACAGCTCGGACCACCCCGACGGCTGCGTCATCCACAACCCGCCGTGCGAGCCCGGCTGGGCACCGATTCAACGGCAGATGCTGGCGTTCCTCGACACCTCGAACGACCCGCAGGTGCTCCGCGCCGACTTCCTCAACCAGATCACCCACGCGACGAACTCGTTCGTCTCGCAGCCCGAGCTGCGCGCGATCCAGGACCTCGACAAGGTCATCTCGAAGACCGAGCCGGTCACGCTCGGCTTCGACGGCTCCGAGGGGCGCAAGCCCGGCAAGGGCACCGCCGACTCGACGGTCCTCATCGGCTACTCCGTCACCCAGAAGCACCTCTTCAAGATCGGCGTCTGGGAACAGCCCGACGGTCCGAAGGGTGACGGGTGGCGGCCGCCGGTCCTCGAGATCGAGGCGGCCATCCGGCAGGCGTTCAAGGACTACAACGTCGTCGGGTTCTACGCCGACCCGTCCGCAGGCTGGGCAGGCCACGTGAAGACGTGGGAGGCCGAGTACTCGAAGCGGCTCAAGGTCCGGATGTCCCGCGACGAGCCGATCCGGTGGCGACAGAAGGACCTCGCGCGCACGACGGGCACCTTCGACCAGCTCGAGTCGGCGATCTCCGCCGGCCCCGAGTCGATCACCTACGACGGCTCGAAGGAGCTCACCGCCCACTTCATCAACGCCCGCCGCGACCGTCGCCGGTCCGGCTACGTGCTGATGAAGCCCGAGCACGACCCGGACGGCTCGAAGATCGACGCCGCCTGGGGCGCGATGTTCGCCTACGCGGCCGGCATCGACGCGCTCGGCATGAAGCTCACGAAGAAGAAGACCGCCGCCCGCCGCATCTACTGAGAGGGGTCCTGTGGCTACCACACCCGCCGAATGGCTCCCGGTCCTGGCGAAGCGTCTCGACGCCCGCCAGGCGCGGATCGCGAAGAACCGGTCCTACTCGAACGGCGGCGCGCCCCTGCCCGAAATGGGCAAGAACACGAAGGCCACGTGGAAGGCGTTCCAGAAGAAGGCGCGCACCAACTACGGCGGCCTGGCATGCGAATCGCTCGGCGGCCGCATCGTGCCGAACGGTGTCCGCGTGGGCACCTCGACCACGAGCCCCGCTGTCCTGGCCGCTCGGCGCGTCTGGCGCGACAACCGCCTCGACGTCGTGTTCGGCGACGCGATCTCGACGATGCTCACCACGAGCGTCGCCTACCTGATCGTCGGCGTCCGCGACGGCAGCCCGATCATCACGGCCGAGATCCCCGAGCAGGTCATCACTGCATCGGACCCGACACAGCCCTGGCGAGCGCGCGCCGCACTCAAGGCATGGCGCGACCCCGACACGGGTCTCGATCACGCGCTCGTCTGGACTCCCGGCGAGCGGCAGCACTTCACCCGGAAGTCGACCAGCAGCACCGGAACACCGATTCCGCAGGTCGACGGCGAGTGGGAGCCGCTCGGTGAGCCGGAGACCTACACCGGCGGCGTGCCGGTCTACGTCCTCGAGAACAAGGACGGTGTCGCGGAGTTCGAGCCGCACATCGACGTCATCGACCGCATCAACCTCGGCAAGCTGCAACGCCTCGTCACCACGGCGATGCAGGCGTTCAAGCAGCGCGCACTCAAGGGCGGGCTCGACGCGACCGACGAGGACGACAACGCGATCGACTGGGCGAAGATCCTCGAGCCCGCCCCCGGCGCGCTCTGGGACCTGCCCGAGGGCATCGACGTGTGGGAGTCGCCGGCGACCGACATCCGTCCCCTGCTCGAGGGCGAGAAGGTCGACGCGCGCGACTTCGCTGCCGTCATGCGGACCCCGCTGGACGTCTTCGTGCCCGAGGGGCAGAACCAGTCCGCGACCGGGGCAGCGAACGCGCACAAGGGCGAGATCCAGAAGGCGAAGGACCGCATCGCCCGCGCCGGCGCACCGATGGAAGGCTCGATGCTCGCAGCCCTGCAGATCCTCGGGCTCGACGACGGCGAGACGGTGCAGATCACCTTCGAGACGCCGGAGCACGTGTCGCTCAGCGAGAAGGCGTCGGCGGCTGCGCAGGCGAAGGCAGGCGGCAAGTCGCAGCGCTGGATCGACGAGCACATCTGGGGCATGTCCCCGGACGAGATCGACCAGGAAGAGACGGACCGGTCCGCGGAGCAGCTGCTCGCCGCGACTCTGATCGGAGCACCGAGTGCCACTGGCAACGCTTGACCAGCTGACGGCCGCGCACCAGACGACGACGAAGCAGATCCGAGACCGGACCCTCGCGGTCACGGCCGCCCGGTGGGATACCTCGCCGGACTACCGGGACGCCGACATCGACCGGCTGATCTCGCAGATCCTGCCCCAGGTGCAGGCCGGTCAGCTCGCGACCGCGACGCTGACGAACGCCTACATCGGGCAGGCCGCCCGCGTCACCGGTGCCGAGCTCGCGCCGGCGACGGTCGACCGGGACGCGATCCTCGGCTACCGAGGCGTGCCCTCGGCCGACGTCTACCGCCGCGGCGCGGTCACGCTGTACACGGCCCTGTCGAACGGCTCCCCGTTCGACGCAGCGGTCGCGTACGGCCTCGACCGGATGCTCACCATCGTCGCGACCGAGCTGCAGCAGGCGAAGAACCGGCAAGCGCAGCGAGCGATCGAGGCGTCCGGGTTCTACGGCTACCGCCGGGTCCTCACAGGCCTCGAGAACTGCGCGCTCTGCGCGATCGCATCGACGCAGAAGTACTCCAAGTCGGAGCTCATGCCGATCCACCCCGGCTGCGACTGCGGCGTGCAGCCCGTCCGGGAAGCCGACGGGCCCGGCACGATCCTCGACCCGGACCTGCTCGAGCGTACCCACACGCTCATCGACCAAAAGCTCGGCGGCACCGACCGCGGCGCACGCGACCTCAGCATCGAGAAGACGTCGTCCGCGGGCAAGCCGCTCAGCGACTTCACGGACCTCGTCGTGGTCAACGATCACGGCGAGCTCGGACCGACCCTCGCGTGGCGGTCCGACAAGTTCACCAGCGCCGCGGACATCGCAGCGCTCAACTGACGTCCCCGCACCCGCGGGGAGTGACCGAAACGGTCAACCACCCAACCCGAAACGGGAGATACCGATGTCGGAAGACGACAAGACGAAGCAGACCGAGGGCGCAACGCTCGAGGAGAAGCTCGCCGCAGCCGAGGCCGAAGCCGAGAAGTGGAAGACGCTCTCCCGGCAGAACGAACAGCGCGCGAAGGACAACGCCGAGAAGGCGAAGAAGTTCGACGAGCACGAAGAGGCCACCAAGACCGAGCTCGACAAGCTCAAGGAGCGCGCCGAGGCAGCCGAGAAGGTCAACGCGGAACGCGAGGCCAAGGAGGCAGCCGCCAAGCTCCGCGAGGAGATCGCCACGGAGAAGGGCTTCGGGGATCGCAAGATCAACGCATCCGCCCTCCGAGGCTCGACTCGCGAAGAGCTCGAGGCGCACGCCGACGAGCTGCTCGCCCTGGTCCCCGCACCCGCCGCCGGCCCCTCGGCCGACGGGCAGGGGAAGACCGGTGAGCAGATCGGTGAAGGCGACATGTCGGCCGAAGACATCGTGGCGGCAGCGACCGCCAGGTAACCCCCGCTGGTGTTCGCCACGAACCCCAAGCGGCCATCTCAACCATCCAAGGAGGAATCGTGGCAAACATCTTCACCAAGGGGGAGAAGCTCGCGCAGACCGCGCTGGCTCTGCTCCGGAAGACCGTCAAGGCCCCGAGCCTGTTCACCACGAAGTACGGTGTCGCCGACTTCGCGGGAGCCGCCGGCGACGTCATCAACATCAAGCGTCCGGCGGTCCTCGTCGCGCGCGAGAAGCCGTGGCGCGGGGACGACGCGATCGTGATCGACCGCCTCGTCAACACCAAGATGCAGGTCGGGCTCAACAAGCACGTCTACTCCGGTGTGCACCTCTCGCCGGAGGAGGAGACCCTCGACGAGATCAACTACGTCCGGGACATCCAGGCTCCGCAGGTCACCGCGGTCGCCGAGTACATCGAGGGCATCGTCGTCGGAGCGCTGACGGGGGCGACCTACGTCAACACCGTCAAGTTCGACCAGAACAGCGCCCTCGACGTCGAGTCCGACCCCCGCAAGGTCGCGATCCGCGCGCGGAAGCTGTTCCAGACCGCGCACGTCCCCGTCACCGGCCGCTACTGGCTCGTCGGGGCGGACGTCTCCGAGGCGATCGCCGGCTACGACAAGCTGCTCGAGGTCGATACCTCCGGGCTGCCTGAGGCGCTCCGTGACGGTGTCGTCGGCCGCCTGGCTGGCTTCACCATCATCGAGCTCGACGCCCTCGACCCGTCCGCCTCGTTCTTCGTGCACGAGTCGGCCGTCGCGATCGCGAACGTCGCGCCGGTGGTCCCGAACGGCGTCGCCAAGGGCGGTGCGGTCGCGGCTGGGAACGGCCTCGCCGTCACGCAGCTGTGGGACTACGACAGCGACCACCTCAAGGACCGGTCCATCGTGCACTCCTTCGCGGGTGCAGCGCCGGTCCTCGACCCGAAGACCAAGGCGGACGGGTCGCTCGACCTCAACGCGGACGACACGCCCAAGCTGCAGTTCGTCCGCGCCGTCAAGGTCACGTTCACCGCGAAGACCGCCTCCGCGGGATCCTGAGAGGAGTGAGGTCATGGCCGACGAGCTGGCAACGAAGGAAGACGTCGTCGCGGCGCTCGGTCGTGACCTCACCACCTCTGAGGCGAAGCAGGTCATCCCACACCTGACGAAGGTGTCGGAACTGTTCCGCCTCGAAGCCCGCCAGCAGTTCACCCCGGGCCGGTCCACCAACCGGCTCCGGGTGACTGCCGGCGGGCTCACCCTCCCGCAGCGCCCCGTGCGCGCGGTCCTAACCGTCGACGGCCAGCCCGGCGACCGGTTCACGCTCCTCGGGCAGCGCCTCGAGGTACCGGCGCAGACCGGAACGTTCGTCGTCGTCGACTACGAGCACGGCTACGACGCCATTCCCGGCCTCGTGGTCACCACGGTCGCCGGCATCGTCGCCCAGCTGTTCGAGGCCGACCCACGCGCTCGCGCCGGCGTCTCCCAGCGCGGCGAGACCCGCGGCCCGTTCAGCGTGCAGGAGACGTACGCGGCATGGGCGCAGGGAGCCGCACCGCGCCTCGCCCCTGACGACGTCAAGGTGGCGCAGTCGTACCGGGTGAAGTCGTACGGCCTGATCGTGCAGGGGTACTGATGACCGGCGAGACCGTCACCTGGCACCACCGCACCGACACCGGCAAGCGCGACCGGTACAACAAGCCGATCCTCGCCGACGCCGACACCCCGCTCGACGACGTGCTCGTCGCGCCGAACCTCGGCGACGAGGTCACCGGGACCGCTGAGAACACCTCGAGCACCCGGATCACCCTCTACCTTCCCGTCGTCGCCGGCATCGGCTCCGACGACGAGCTCACCGTCCGCGGCACCCGCTACAGGGTCCTCGCCGACGAGGCCGACTGGTCGACCGGCATGAGCGACTGGAAGCCAGGCTCCGTCGTGCAGCTTGAGCGGAAGGACTACGTCAGTGCCTAAGTCACGCGTCGTCCTCAACCGCCGCGGCTTCGGAGCCGTCCTCGCGTCCAAGGGCATCGAGGACCAGCTGCGCCCCTACGCCGACGACATTGCCGCGCAGATTCCCGGCGGCGCGACCGTCACCGCGATCCGCACCGGCGTTGGCACCTCGAACTCCCGTGTCCGCCTCCGCGTCGAGGCGGAGGTGTGGGAACGCGCCCGGCTGATCTCCGCGATGCGCCAGGTCCTCAGCAACGCCCAGTCCCGCTAGGAGGGCCCGTGTACGGCATCGTCTACGACGACTTCCTCGCCCACCTCATCCGACGCACCGACGCCCTCCTCACGGCGCGCAGCGAGCCGCACGCGGCCGGCGTCGAGGTCTCCGACCGGAAGTCGGCCGACAGCCGCCGCGCGGTCGTCCTGACGACGAGCCCCGGCGGCGGCACGAGCAACACCGTCCGGACCTCCTACGTCACGGTCGACGTGATCACCGACGACCAGGGCACAACGACCGACCTGATCAACCTCGTCCTCGCGCTGGCGACCTCGCGCGGAGCCGGCGGCATGGTCGACGGCTCTCCCATCACGTTCGCCGAGGTCAACGGCGGCCCGAACGAGGACCCCGCGGCGGACGGCTACTTCAAGCAGACCGCGCAGCTCGAGCTGCGACATCGCGGTCGCAGCCTCTGACCCACCATCTCGAAGCCCTGCCGGCGGCGGGGCTTCTCTCGTTCCTCCCACCGAGCAGGGACCCCAGGGGCACACGCCCACCACACCACAACTGGAAGGAAGGGCCCTCGTGTCCCTCGAAGCAGAGAACGTCCGCGTAGCGGTCACGGGCGCGGTGTACAGCGCCCCGAAGACCGCGACGCGGCCCACCAGCGCCACCAGCGCGCTGACCGGCTACATCGACCACGGCTACATCGGCGACGGCGGCGTGACCGAGACCCGCGACCGGTCGACGAACCAGATCCGCGCGTGGCAGAACGGTGCGCTCGTCCGCGAGCCCGTCACCGAGTCCTCCATCAAGTACGCCTGCGTCCTCCTCGAGACCAAGAAGGAGAACATCGAGCTCTACTACGGCGCGAAGGTCGCCGACAACGGCTCGATCAAGATCAACCCGTCGAAGACCGGCGGCCGCCGCCGGTTCGCCGTGGACGTCATCGACGAGGAAGACCTGATCCGCGTCGACGTCCCGGACGGCGAGATCACCGAGGTCGGCGACCAGGTCTACGTCAACGGCGAGCCCATCGGCTACGAGATCACCATCACCGGCTACGAGATCACCGACGAGGAGACGGGCGAGTCCTACTCCGCCGTCAAGTGGTACGGCTCCCTCGACACCACCGCGGGGGCCGGCGCATGACCGCGGCGAAGCCGATCCACGTCCGCAACATGCGGACGGACGAGATCCGGGAAGTCACGCCGGAGCAGCGCGAGATCCAGGACAAGGGCATCTGGGTCCTCATCACCGGCGAGGACGTCAAGCCGACGCCCCCGACCGCCACCACCGAGTCGAGCGACAAGCCCGACACCGGCACGGCGACCCCCAAGACCACCTCGAAGGCGTCCGCGCCCAAGGAGTGACCAACCGGTGTGCCGGGGCGCTCGGGCCCCGGCACACCTCCTACCCCTTCCGAGCACTCCCACCGAGCTAGGAGAACCACATGGGCGACACCGCCACCAAGGCCCTGCAGATCAAGGCCAAGTCCCGTCCGCCGCTGGTCGTCGAGTACGACGGCACCGAGTACACGCTGCCCGGCCGCATCCCGGCCGAGATCATGACCATCCGGGCGCAGTACAAGAAGCCGCGCAACCCGGAGAAGAAGGTCCAGGAGGAGTGGCAGCGCGAACTCGGCGTCGCCACGATGGACAAGTTCCTCGAGCTCGTCCTGCCCGAAGACTTCCGTGCCGTCGTCGACCTCGAGGACATCGAGACGGTCTTCGAGCACTGGGCGGAGCACGTCGGCCTGGGGGAATCGAAGGACTCCGACAGCTAGCGGAGTCCTACCCCGACGAGCTCGTCTGGGAGCTCTACCAGCTGGGCCTCGACGTCGACGACATCGGCGACGACGAGGACTCCACCGAAGAGCAGATCGCGAAGGCGGTCGACCACGTCAAGGTCGACCGCCTTCTGCGTGTCGCGACCCGCGACACCGCATCGGTGCTCTTCGCCGCGCAGCACGGATGGGACTTCCCCGTCAGCCGCGAGTGGATCCAGAACGCGGACTCGATGGACCAGTTCGCCGCCGCCCAGTGGACCAAGGGCAGCCCCCGCCCCAAGCCGTACCCGCGCCCCTGGCCGAACGCCAACACCAACCGCCTCGGCAAGACCAACCTCACCCCTGCAGCAGCGCGGGAGGTGCTGCGAAGAAACAGGGAGGGCCTGACCCATGTCGACTGAGTCCGCCATCGCATACGTCTCCGTCGTCCCGCAGGCCAAGGGTGCCGGCCGGGCGATCGAGCGGGAGATCAACCCGCAGGCGCTCGGCACATCCATCGGCAGCAAGATGTCGCCCGGCTTCCTCAAGTCGGTCGGGTCGATGGCCGTGAAGTCCACCGCGATCGTCGGTGCGGGCGTCACGGCCATCGGCGCGAGCATCGCTGCCGTCGCTGCGAAGAAGGGCATCGCCCGGCTCCTCGACATCGACGACGCCAAGGGCAAGCTCGCCGGCCTCAAGACCTCCACCGAGGGCATCGCCAAGATCATGGACAGCGCCCTCGCGTCCGTGAAGGGCACCGCGTTCGGGCTCGGCGACGCCGCCGGTGTCGCCTCGAACGCCGTCGCCGCCGGCATCAAGCCCGGCCAGGCACTCACGAAGTACCTCAAGCTCACCGCTGACGCAGCCACCATCGCGGGCACCTCGCTCGGCGAGATGGGCTCGATCATCAACAAGACCACCACCAGCGGCAAGGTCTACACCGACAACCTCAACCAGCTCGCCGACCGCGGCATCCCGATCTTCCAGTGGCTGCAGGACGAGTACAAGGTCTCCGCAGACGACCTCTCCGACATGGTCCGCAAGGGCGAGGTCGACGCGGCCACCTTCCGCAAGGTCATCGAGGAGAACATCGGCGGCGCGGCACTCGCCTCCGGGAAGACCGTCCGCGGCGCGTGGGCGAACGTCGGCGCGTCCCTCGGCCGTCTCGGCGCGATGTTCCTCTCCGGAGCGGTCGCTGGCGCTCCCCAGCTCTTCACCTCCATCACGGGGGCAGTCGACCGCGGCACAGCTGCGCTGCAGCCCTACGCGGACGTCCTCAACGAGAAGGTCTCGGCCGGGATGGCCGCCCTTGCCGGGTGGATCGACCGCGTCGACTTCGGCAAGGTCATCGCCGGGGCCTCCGCGTTCGCCGGCAAGGTCCGCGACGTCTTCACCTCGCTGAGCAGCGGCGACACCGATACCGCCCTCGGCAGCGTCGGTGCGTCCCTGTCCAAGCTGACCCCGGCCTTCACCGCGTTCCGTGACCAGCTGCCGGAGCTTGGCGACTCCGCCGGCAAGCTCGCCGCGGCCGGGATCACCGTCCTCGCCGGCGGGCTCGGCTTCCTCGCCGACCACGTCGACACGATCGTCAAGTACATGCCGCTGATCGTCGCCGGCTTCATCGCCTGGCAGCTCGCCTCCCGGGCGACGGCCGGGGCCTCGGTCGTGCTCCGCACCGCCGAGCTCCTGGCCCTGCCGGTGCAGATCAAGCGGAACATCCTCCGCCTCGAAGCCGCGCGCCTTGAGTACGCGACCGCCCGCGGCATGGGTGTCTCCGCTGCCGCGACCGCCGCCAACACCGGCGTCACCAACCAGAACGCATCAGCGCTCGGCCGCCTCACTCTCGCGCAGCGGATCTCGACCGCCGCGACGACGGTCGGCACTGTCGCGATGCTCATCGGCGCTGGCGCACTTCGCGTCTTCGGCGCTGCCGTGAAGGTCGCGATGGGGCCGGTCGGCATCATCATCGCCATCGTCGGCGCGCTCGTCGCCGGTCTCGTCTGGTTCTTCACCCAAACGAAGCTCGGGCAAGCCATCGTGCAGACCGCCTTCGCCGCGATCAAGGTCGCGGTCGCAGCGGTCGGTGATGCCTTCACGTGGCTCTGGGAGAACGCGATCAAGCCCGCATGGGACGGCATCGCCGCCGGGGCGACCTGGCTGTGGCAGACCATCCTGCAGCCCGCGTTCACCGGCATCGCCCTCGCAGTGCAGACCGTCGGCGGGTTCTTCGCCGCCCTGTGGACGAACTACATCCAGCCGCCGCTCACCGCAATCGGCAACGCGATCGGCTACCTCTGGAACAGCTGGATCTCGCCGGTCTTCCAGCTGATCGGCGCGATCGTCGTCTGGGCCGGCGGCATCTTCGCCTCGGCCATCTCCGGCATCGTCGGCCTGATCGTCAACACCCTCGGTGCGACGTTCTCCTGGCTGTGGACCGGCGTCATCCAGCCGGTCTTCACCTGGATCGGTGCGGCGATCTCGGTCTGGTGGACCACGGTGTCGTCGATCTTCGGCTTCGTCGTCGGCTTCGTCCGGAACACCCTCGGCGCAGCCTTCTCCTGGCTGTGGTCCGGCGTGATCTCGCCGGTCTTCACCTGGATCGGTGCCCTGTTCTCCGCCTGGTGGAACGGGATCGTCATGCCGATCTTCTCGGCCGTGGTCGGATTCCTCCGCAACACCCTCGGCCCAGTGTTCACCTGGCTCCGCGACACGATCATCAGCCCGGTCTTCTCCGCGATCGGCACCGTCGTGCGCGGCGTCTGGAAATCCTGGATCAAGCCCGTCTTCGACAAGATCGTCGACATCGCGAAGAACACCATCCCGAAGGCCTTCTCCACGATGAAGGACGGGATCGGCAAAGCGTGGGACCTGGTCAAGTCCGTCGTGAAGGCTCCGATCAAGTTCGTGGTCGAGACGGTGATCCAGAAGGGGATCATCGACAACTTCAACAAGGCCGCCGACTTCTTCAAGACGAAGCACCTCCCGGACGTGTCGCTGCCCAAGGGCTTCGCGACGGGTGGGTACACCGGCGACGGCGGCAAGTACGACCCCGCCGGCATCGTCCACCGCGGCGAGTTCGTCTTCACCAAGGAGCAGACCGCGCGCCTCGGCGTCGCGAAGCTGCACGCGATCGCGAACAACGGGTACGCCAAGGGCGGGCTCGTCGGTGCCGCGTCGTCCGGGTGGGACTGGATCGCGGGCAAGGCTGGCAAGGCGTGGGACTGGACGAAGAACGCCGCCGAGACCGCCCAGTCGGTCGTCTCCGACCCGATGGGGACCCTCGGCAAGCTCGCGAAGGGGCTCATCGGCCAGATCCCCGGTGCCGGCGGGATGCTCGATGTCGCCAAGGGTGTCGGGCAGAAGATCCTGTCCGGCGCGATCGACAAGCTCAAGGGCATCGGCGACCTCGGCGGGCTCACCCCCTTCGGTGGGAACGGGAAGAACGGCAACCTCGCGTCGTCGGCACTCGGCAAGGCGCTCGGCTTCGCACCGGGCTCCGGCGTCGGCGCGACCGGCGGGCTCATGCAGAAGGCCGCCGCGTCCGCGTGGAACAACGCGTACCGGGCATCGGGCGGCGTCCTCCGACTCACGGAGGGGTACCGCGACCTCAAGGCGCAGCAGTACCGGTGGTCGCTGTTCAAGAACGGCGGCAACCTCGCCGCCACCCCCGGCACGTCGGTGCACGGCTTCGGCCTCGCAGCAGACGTCGCCGGCGGACAGGACTGGCTCCGCGCGAACGGCGCGAAGTACGGCTGGGCGAACACCGGGCTCGGGTTCTCGCAGCGGGAGCCGTGGCACTTTGAGTTCAAGGGCATGTCCCAGAACGTGCCGCAGCTCGCCGCCGGCGCGCTCATCGGCCGCCGGCCGGGCGGATCGCTCGTCAACGTCGGCGAAGGCCGGTACGACGAGGCCGTGGTGCCGCTCACCCCGCGCATCAAGGAGAACCTCCTCGGCGCGAACCGCCCGTCCAGCGAAGGCCGCACCCCGCTGCACCTGCACCTCGTCTCCTCCGGAGACGTGAAGCAGGACCTCGACGAGGTTGACCACAAGATCGAATCGATGCGCCGAGGAGGCCGCCTGTGAACGGTGACTGGACGATCGACTGCGGGCCGGACGGGGTCATCCCGTTCGGCCCGCAGGCCTCGAGGTACCCCTTCGCGATCGCGCCGGAGATCGGCGACCCGGAGCGCAGCACCCAGGACGGCAACCTGCCGGGCGTGGATGGGTCGACCTTCGGGGTCGACACGTTCGCGGGGCAGACCATTGCCTTCGGACTCACCGCCCTCGGCGAGACCGACGATGACGCCCGGGCGCTGTACGACGAGTTCCGGCGTGCGTGGCGGGCAGACACGATCCGGCAGACGCCTGGTTCGCTCGCAACCCTGACGGCTCCTTCCGGACGGTCGACGTTCGGGCGGCCTCGGCGCATCACTCCGACGTTCTACCCGAACGACGCGGGCGCGATCGGCATCACCGCCGACTTCGCCACCGCGGACGACCTCTGGTACGGCGCGGAAGAGTTCCTTGAGGTGCCGCTTGGTCTCTCCCAGGGCGGCGGGTTCGTGTTTCGGCAGTACGCCGACGGCGTTGGGCTGACGCTCGAGGAGAGCTCGCCGGGCTCCGGGCTCTACATCCCGAACGGTCTGACCGAAACGCCACCCGGTTCCGGCCTCTACTCACCAGAAGGTCTGGTGGAGTTCCCCGTCGGGTCGGGCATGTACTCGCCCTCGTCTCGGCCGGTAACCGCAGACGGGTTGAAGTTCCCGCTCGTCGCACGCGGGTACACGAACGCTTCGAACGGGTTCGTCGTTGGCGGCACCAGGTCCACCTGGCCCGTCATAACCATCCGGGGTCCGATCCTGAACCCCACGGTCGAGGTGCCCGGCGTCTTCCGGTTCTCCGCGACTGCGTCACTCGCCTACGACGAGTGGCTGACCATCGACACCCGTCCGGGCCGCCGCTTCGTCACGAAGAACGACGTCCAGAGCGCGGCGCTGACGCGCATGTCGACGCTCCTCCCGGCGGCAGCCCTGCCGCCGGGTTCTCACACCATGACCCTGTCTGGGTCGTCTGCGACGGGCGCTCCGAAGGCGCTCATCAGCTGGCGTCCCGCGTACACCACCCCGTAGGAGCGTTCCGATGGCACTCGACCCTGTCCCCTTCGTCATCGGCGGCGACGCTGAGCACGGCCCGGACGTCTTCCGGCAGGCGCTGTACCTCGCCACAGGCGGCAAGCAGGGCGTCGGAAGCCCCGGCGACCTCAAGGTCACCGCGCTCGATGTACCCGGCGCGGGTGTGCGGATCGCTTCCGGCGCTGGGACCATCCTCAACCGGGTGGCTTCGCAGCAGTCGTACGGCGTCCGCAACCCGACCGCCGACCTCGAATCCATCCGAGTACCGGCGTCCGGCTCCGCGGGCGGCCGGTCACACCTGGTCATCTGCCGAGTCGACAACCCCTACGTCGACGGCAACGCGCAGGCACCCGCGGACCCCGTGCACGGACCGTACGACAAGTTCGACATCATCTCCGACGTCCCGGCAGGTACGCGCCGCATCCGTGACCTGGACCAGTACAAGGGGCTGTCGGCGATCGAGCTGGCACGCATCGACCTGCCCGCTTCGACGGGGACGGTGACGGCGGCGACCATCACGGACCTCCGCACCCTCGCGACGCCTCGCACGGAGCAGGTGCGTGTGTCTGCGACGCCGACCGACTACTACGTCACGATGGCGACCGGGCAGTGGAAGCCGTTCCCCGAGAATCCGATCACGGGCCTGCAGGTCCCCGAGTGGGCGACGCACGCGATCATCCGACTCGAGACGGCGATGAAGTACCTCGAGGGCAACGCGTACGGCAACTTCCGTGGCTTCATCGGCCCGGCTGGCGCGCAGGCCACCGCGAACCTGTTCGCCACCCAAGGAATCGACGCGACAACGGTCGGCGGGCAGTACCGGCAGCCGTTCATCGCCCCCTCGAGCGACTACTTCCCGATCCCGGCGTCGATGCGCGGCACCACGGTGCAGCTCACCGGGCTGGTGCAGCCGAACTCGGCGGCGAACAACGGGGCCCGCATCGGCACCGCGGCGGGCGACTACTACTTCGCGGACGTCACGTTCGTCGAACGGATCAGCTGACAAGGGGTTCCGATGGCCGAGCGCTTCATCATCCAGCGAGCACTGACGAAGGAGGTGCTGTCCAACGATCTGCAGGGGGTGAGGCGTGGGGCGACCGGCCGGCAGCTGTCCGCTGTTGGGGCTCTGCCGCTGACGATCGACGCTGGCATCGTGACGCGTCCCGCGGCCGATGGTCGGCCCCTGTTCGGCGAGTGGGAGACGATCGTCACCCTCGACAACGACGGGCAGATCCAGTTCCGCGGCATCGTCACCGCGATGACGTGGAACGGTGAGGACGGCACCTGGTCGATCACGGTGTCGGGGATGTCGACGTACCCGTTCGGGATCCCGTACTCGGGGGCACCCTGGTACGGGGCGGAGGTCGACCCGGCGGCGATCGTGAGCCGTGTGTGGGATCACGTGCAGTCGTTCCCCGACTCCGACCTCGGCGTCACCGTGGTCGGCAAGACCAGTGTCCGCGTCGGTTCGTTCTCCACCCAGCGCCGCCTCGCCGCGGATGCCGCCTACGAGCAGGCCGTGAAGACGTACGACCAGGCGAACAAGGCGCTGCAGGGACTCCGGGGCATCGTCGCAGACACCCGCAAGGTCGCAGCTGCCCGCCGGACCGCACGCGCTGCAGCGTCCCGCGCGGTCACCGCAGCGAAGAAGTCCGTCACCGCCGCCAAGTCCGCTCTCACCGCGGCGCAGAAGACGAAGGACCCGGCGAAGATCGCCGCGGCGAAGGCGGTGCTCGCTCAGGCCAACACCGTGCTCACGAGCAAGACAGATGCGTTGCGACAGGCCACCGACAGCCTCAACAGCGCGAACAGCTTCGTGAAGTCGCAGAACGCGGACGTCACGACGCAGTCGAAGGTCGTGGCCACCGCCAAGGCCGCCAAGGACAAGGCGTCCGACGCCAAGAGTGCCGCACAGCAGGTCGAGTCCGATGACGGCGGGGCGTACGCGCTCGAGCCGTGGGAGGCGCAGGACTGCGGCCAGCTGATCAACGACCTGGCGAAGTCCACCCCGTTCGACTGGGCCGAAGAGCACTACTGGGCGGACGACCTCCCACAGACCCGCATCCGCATCGCGTACCCGCGCATCGGCCGGCGGCTCAGCGGACCGTCCGACCCGTCGTTCGTGCAGGGTGTCAACATCTCGGTCGCCCTCAAGCCGGCCACCAGCGGCACCGACATGGCGACCGAAGCGTACGGCATCGGTGCCGGCGACGGTGCCGGCGCACTGCGCCGCTCGATCCGGATCCGGAACGGCAAGCTCCGCCGCGTCGCGACGTTCCAGGCGAAGGACGTGAAGACGAAGCAGGCGCTCGACGTGAAGCTCCGGGCCGAGCTCGCCGCCCGTCAGGACAACCTCTCCGTCGACAGCATCACGGTGCTGAACCACCCGAACTCGAAGCGCGGCACGTACGACGTCGGGGACGACATCTTCGTCCAGGGTGACGTACCGCACTACGGCCGGTTCGAGCTGTGGCACCGCATCGTCGCCCTCAGCGAGACCACCGACAACACGACCGAGCTCTCGCTTGAGCGCACGGACTCGTTCCTCTACGGGCAAGGAGTCGACGCATGAAGTCGAGCAGCAAGATCGCATCGCAGCTGTTCCAGCAGGAGCAGCAGATCAGCCAGCTCGGCCGCACCGCGCAAACTGCCTATTCGACCGTCGGTGGCGAGAAGGCGATCCCCGTCGCATCCGTCGTCGAGGAGTCCGCCGTCACGAACGACGCCCTCCCCGCCGTGCAGGACGACGCAGCCGCGGGAAACGACGGTGTCGCCGACCTGCAGGACACGATCTCGACGAACGACGACGACCTCGACGCGCAGCTCGAGGACGCACTAGCTGAGCTGGACGACGCACGTGCCGATGTCGCGGCGGCCGTGCAGGAGGTGTCGGACGCGTTCGGGCAAGGGCTGACGGACCTCTCCACGAAGGTCGACCAGATCGTCGTCGGCGCTGGTGGTGGGGTGCTCCTCCTGTTCTCCACGGTGCCGCCCACGTCGGACGACAAGGCCCCGCCGGGGTCAACCTGGTGGATGCTCAACGCGGAGGAGAACATCGCGGGGCAGTGGCAGCAGACCGGCACCAAGGACGTGCCCGTGTGGACGCCCCGGCTCATCGCTTCGGAGACCTTCGCGAACCTCGACGTCGGCAAGCTCTCCGCCGGGCAAGCGGCGATCGCGGAGCTGGTTGCGTTGAAGATCGCGGCGTCGACGGCGAACATCCAGACGGTGAACGTGGGGAACCTGTTCGTCACCGAGGGTGCGACGATGCAGCAGGCCGTCATCGAGTACCTCTTCGCGAACGTGGTCCAGGCCAAGATGGTCACCGCCGGCATCGTGCGGACGTCGAACTCGGACACTCGTGTCGAGATCCAGAACGAGACCGTCAACGGCCAGGAGCGGGGCACCCTCCGCTTCTTCAACCCGGGCACTCCGGGTGGGAGTGCTGTGGTGCAGCCCGTGGTCGGCGGCATCGAGGTCGGCAATCCTGGTGACGGCGACTACGGCATGATCGCGGGCCTGCTGCCCGACACCACCATCGGCGGCCTCATCCCGCGCCCTGATGGCCAGGCGGCGACCATGCCCCGCAGTGCGACTGCGTACACGCGCATCCTGCGTGTCGGGCAGGAGATGGCAGCACCTCGGATCTACGACCCGAGGACCGGGTACATCCTCATGGACGACACCGGGTGGGTGCCGCTCGCCGTCGCATCTGCATACACCGGAACCCGTGGGGCATCGGTGAGCAGGGTCGGGCAGTTCGTGACGTTCGTGGGGCAGATCACGTGCAAGAACGGCACGATGACCGATTCCGACACGAACCTCTTCACCCTGGAACCGCAGTTCCGGCCATCTCGCGACCTCATCATCAACGCGGGCGGCCCGGCGGGACTCGTGCCGCGGCTCAGCATCGGGGCGAACGGCGTCGTGGGGATCTTCGGGCTGCCGACCGGGTACAGCGCGAACTACATCATCCTCGACAGCATCAGCCCGTACCGCGTCAACTGATCGGAGCCCCCATGCGAGCATTCGCCCCCGATGTCCTGCAGTTGCGCCTCGGCGACGATGGCCAGCTTGTGCCCGACGGGTGGGACCCGCCCGACATCACGATCACGATCGCGCCCACTGCACGATGCCGTGCGTGCTCGGGCCTGGTCGACAACGTCCGCGAGTACAAGGCGGAGCACGTCGCCTGGCATCAACGCCTCGAGCCCGTCGCCGACATCGAGTAGCGATCCCTGCACCATCCGCTCAGCCGTCCCGTCCGGGGCGGCTTTCTTCATGAGGAGGCCACATGGTCGCCAAGTACAGCGTCCGGAAGTCGTCGTACGGCGACCTCCGCGGCGTGGAACAGTTCGTCTCGACGGCTCGCATCGCACTGCAGGTGCTGTCCGTCATGGTCGACTTCAACGCCTGGCAGAAGTCGCGCGGCGCTGTCGGTGCCCTGTCGGTGAACGAGGGCATGCGCTCCCGCCCGCGGCAGTCCTACCTGTGGGCCAACCGCTTCTCCCTCGGCGTCACTGTCGCGCCACCGTTCACGTCACGGCACGACGAAGTACGACACGGCAACGCACTCGACTTCGGCATCACGATGCCCGACGGGTCGAACCGGGCCCTGACGGACACCGAGTTCGCGAAGCTCCACGAGGTCGTCGAAGCGCGCGGCGGCACGTGGACCGGCGTCAACTTCGGTGAGCCGTGGCACCACGAGATGGCGACCCGCACCGAGCGCCTCGCCCCGTACCCGGACGCCGTCACCCGGGCCGCCGCCACCGCAGCGGACCTCACCCCCAAGCCCCAGCAGCAGGCACCCACCGAACCCCTCAGGAGGATCCTCATGTCAGCAGCCGACACCCTCACCTACTTCCAGCGGAAGGACGACAAGACCGGCAAGCCGCAGGACACGTACTTCGTCGCCGGCCCCGGCCTCTTCGTCGACATCGTCCGCGACGGCAAGAAGACCTGGCTCGTCGACCGCGCCGGCATCGACGCCCGCACCATCCGCACCGTCCTCAACCGGGAAGGCGTCAAGGCCGTCGTACTCGACGCCCGCGACTTCGACGAACGCCGAGCGGTCTACGCATCGCTCGCCGAGGCGGCACAGGGGAAGGCAGTCTGATGGGCGACCACGAGATCGCCAAGCCGCAGCAGTTCGACGTCGACGCCATCTGGTACAGGCTGCAGCGCGTCCTCCGGACCGCGTTCACGACGATCCTGACGGTCCTCCCGATCGTCCCGCAGATCGTGCAGATCGTGCAGGGCCAGTGGCCGGCCGCGACCGGGCTGACCGCTGTCGCCGTGCAGGCCGTCGCGATCAACGCGGCACTCACCGCGATCATCGCGATCCCGACGGTGAACCGGTGGCTGACCGTCATCGGCCTCGGCTCGGTCCCGCGCGCCGTCGCGAAGGACAGCGCGGCCGCGAAGTCGCAGGAGCTGCAGCCCGCACGGTTCGAACCGAGCGGCACCGACTACCGCACCGAGCAGGGCGACTGAGCCGAGGAGGCCCCGGATGCACCCCATCCGTCTGATCAAGCGGCTCGCTGCCGCGTCCATCTGGGGCCCGAACGGGGTCGACCCGAGCGACGACCGCGTGCGGTGGCTGCTCCGGGTCGGCCTCCCCGCGTTCGACGTCTTCGCGATCGCGTTCGGCATCTTCGGGTACCTGGGCGGCATCCCGGCGCTGCGCGACTCGTTCGGTGAGGGGTACGCCCAGTCGTTCGGCCTCATGCTGTCGGCGACGGCGCTCGTCTGCCTCTGCGGCATCGCGTTCCCCGCGCTGCTGTGGCGGATCGAGTTCTGGGGCAAGTGCTTCCTGCTCGGGCTGCTGCTGCTGTACTCGGGATCCGTGTTCCTTGCCGGGGCGGTCGGTGGCGACATCGGCCGCTCCGGCGTCGGCTGGGCCATCCTCGCGATGGCCGTCGTCCCGTCGTGGCGAGTCAGCGACATCGCCCGCGACCGGGAGGTACACCAGTGGAAGTGATCGCCGCCGCGGCCACCGCCGCGCCCTCGCCGCTCGAGCCGTTCCTGCCGTACATCGCCCCGGTCGTCGTGGCGCTGATCGCCGGCTGCATTGCCATCTGGACGTCCCGCCGGTCGACCCGGGTCGAGGAAGCCAAGGTGCGCGAGCAGTCGAAGACCTCGCAGTTCGACCAGGCCATCGAGCTGGATCGGTACACGCAGGAGCGCATCGACGCGGCAGTCGCGAAGGCAATCGAACCGTGGGTAGCGCGCGTCGAGCGTCTCGAGCGCGGCTACGCGCAGCTGGCTACCACCCTGCGCAGTGTCCGTCAGGCGTTCCGCGAGTACATCCGAGCGGTCCGGGCGCAGTGGGGCCGCGCGGTCGAGCCACCGGAGGTTGACGCCCACATCCGCGAGCTGCTCGCGGAAGACGACCTCGACGGAACGTTCGACGAGCGCAGCATCTCCCAGATGCGCGCCGACTACCACCAGCCGGACGCTGACCCGGCCCACGACTGAAAGGGCTCATCATGGGCACGAACCTCCTCCCGTCCGTCGACTCGGACACCCTGCAGCTACCGGACGCCGTCCGGGCGCGCATCGCATCGAACCTCGCCGACCCGGGCACCCCGGAAGGGGCTGCGGTCGTTGAAGTCGCAGAAGCAGCTGGCGGAGGCCAGGTCACCGCTGCGACCGGTGACGCCTTCCTCGGCGCGGCCGTCGCGCTGGCAGAAGGCAACCAGTCGTTCGCCATCCAGGCGACCGGCGACAGCACCACCGTGCCGGATACCGCGTGGTTCCGGCTACTCGCCAACGCCGTCGCCGCACGCTTCCCGGCGCTCGTGCACCACTACCGGAAGTGGAACGAGTCCACCCTGGACTTCGACCAGCCCGTGGTCCTCAACGCACCCAGCGACGCCACACGACGTGCGCTCGTGATGGCCGCGGGGACAGCGTCGCAGCGGTCCGGCCCGCAGTCGCCCGGCCCGAACGTGACCGGTGACCTCGACGCGCGAGTCAACCTGCGCATGCCGAGCTACGTCCCCGGCGAGACGCAGGCCATCATCGGGAAGTGGACCAACGACGCATCCCGGTCTTGGCTGCTCCTGATCAACTCCACCGGAACACTGCGGTACAGCGCCTACAACGCCGACGGCAGCACACTGGTCGACAAGATTTCCACTGCCCCCGTCGCCCTCGCTGACAACACCGACGGATGGATCCGCGTGGTGCACGACGTCGACAACGGTGCCAGCGGTAATGACGTGAAGTTCTACACGTCCACCGATGGTGTGACCTGGACCCAGGTCGGCACGACACAGACCGCGACCGGCGTCGTCGCCCTGAACCCGTCGACCTCGCGCTACATCGTCGGCCACCGCGGAAGCAACTCACTGACGGCCGGCACCAAGATCTACGCCATTCAGGTCCGTGACGGCATCAACGGCCCGAACATCGTGCCGATCATGCCCGAGCACTGGGCACGCTCGATCGGCCAGTACGAACCGACCCTCGAGGGCACCCCGGTCGTGACCTGGCTCATGGCGGGACGCTCCGGCGGTGGCCTCGGCTACGACTACCAGACCCCGTTCGACACCCCTGCGGGCACCACTGCGAGCTACCTGACGCAGTACATGCGGCACATGTCACCGAACTACGGGCAGCTCGTCACGTTCTTCAGCAGCAGCCACAACGACTACCAGGCCCGGAACGCACTCTGGGCGACGCGGCTGTCCGCCTGGGTGACAGGGGTGACCGCCGACAAGCTGACGAGCGCCCGCATCGTCCTCACCCAGAATCCCCGCACAGTCGCCGACCCTGGCACCGACGGGCACCGGGCCCGCCGCGCCCTGACCCTCGCCTGGGCGCGGCAGTTCCCCGGCGTCGACGTCATCGACACCTACCAGGCGTTCCTCAACGACGGACGCGCGCTCAGCGACCTCGTCAACCCGGCCGACGGCGTCCACCCCACCGGCCCCGGGTACCAGGTGTGGGCAGCAGCAGTGCAGGGCGAGCTCGACGCCGCACTGGCGCTTGTGACTGCGAAGCCGTAACGAACGAGAGCCCCGCAGACCTTCATGGTCTGCGGGGCTCTTTCGTCGTTCCCCAGGTCAGTAGACGTTGAACTCGGTGACTACGGGTGCGTCGTTGGAGCCGCTTACGGTGCATTCGGCGGTGCCGGATGCTGTGGCGTCGTACGCGTTGGTGACGTCGGCCTCGAACTTCACGAAGTAGTGGTCGCCTTGGTTTTCGCTGGCGAGGACGCCGAGGAAGACGTGTCCCTTCCAGCCGTACGGGAACTGTTGCTCGCCGTACCGGTCGCAGGCTGTGAGGGCGTGCGCGGAGTCCAGCCCGGCGGTGGTCACGGCGGGGTCTGCGGTGGGTGAAGCGGTCGCAGCGGGCGAGGTGGTCGCGGCCTTCTTCTTCTTGACGGTGAGGGTGATCTTCTTCCCCTCCTTCACCTTCTTGCCGGCCTTGACGCTCTGCTTCGAGACCTTCCAGTTCGACTCGAGGAACACGGGCCCGTCGGCCTTCGGCTTCGCCTTGAGCTTCACCTTGAATCCGAGATTCTCGAGCTTGTCACGAGCGTCGTCAGCGGACGTCCCGACGACCTTCGGCATCTTCACCTTGTCGGCAGCGTGCGCGGCGGTCGCAGTGCCGAAGACGAGGACGCATCCGACGAGGAGCGCCATCAGCGCTCGCAGGATGTCGCGGGCGCGGTTCGGCTGCTGTGTGTACGTCAAGGTCCCCATGCGGCCATCATGCCGGACTGCTGCCGCCGTGCCGACACCCCTGTTCGCGTGGGGGCTAGAACAGCCGGAAGCTGAACCCCTTCCCGAGACGGATCGTCACGTGTCCCTTCGACGAGATCGAGACCGGCCCGCGCCGGGCGCTCGCGGACACCCCGCGCTGCGTCACGTTCACGCGGACCCCGCGGCCGACGCGCTTGCTGCGGCGAAACAGGAGCCCCATCAGCGCTTCGCTCCGCGCTCGAGCACGCCGAGTAGCTCGTCGCACAGCCAGGTTGCCGTCGACAGACCCTTGCGGACGGTCACGAGGATCCGGGTCGCCTGGTCTGCGCGCCTCGGGCGGGCCAGGTCAGTTGCTTCGCTCATCGGGTTCCTCCGTCGATCGGTCCATCATCGTGCGTGAACAGCTGCGCGCGAAGAGCCGCGGCAGCCTTGACCGCGTCCGCCTGGTCGACGAAGACGCCACCGTGCACGACACGCCCGTTGTGGCCCACCTGAACTCGCCACTTCTCACGGCACCGGTACACGTTCCGCATGCCAGTCGACGAGTCCATGTTGGCCCCGCGGAGGTGCTCCATGTTCTGCTTGTTCGTCACGGCCCGAAGGTGCTCCGGGTTCACGCATGCACGATTGAAGCACCGATGGTCGATGAACATGCCCGCTGGTATCGGCCCGACCAGGAGCTCGTAAGCGATCCTGTGCGCGAGGTAGTGACGCCGTCCGACCGTGTACTGACCGTAGCCGGCGGGCATCAGGTAGCCAGTCCACCGCCAGCAGTTGCCTTCCGGACTCACGTCGATGCGCTCGGCGAACTTGTCGGGCAGAGTCGGGGTATTGGTAGGCTGCATCGCAGCTGCTCCTTGCTAGTACCAAGTGAGTGGTTAGGCCCCGGCTTGAGTGTTGACGCACTCGCCGGGGCTGTTTCGATCGTAGCGCTATCGGAGTCTGCTGCCTAGCGCCCGCGCCTCAATCGTCTGCGAGTCACCCGGTCGCGTGGCAGCCACAGTCTGTGAGCGTTGCCCATGTGGACGAGCTGCACGTAGACGCGATCGTCGGTGGCGGCGTCGACGAAGCCCGGGAGCCGCTGGCGGCCGGTGCGGGAGAACACGACGTCGACCCAGACGGGGGCGTGGTCGACCGAATCGGACCACTCGACGCCATCGATGCCCTGCGGCTGGTCCTCCGGCGGGTCCGGGTGCTCGGGTGGAGACCACTGGTACTGCGGCAT